CCCTGCGTACTGGCGAACACGCCGAGGGACTGACCGCCGACCTTTTACGGCGAGGCCGCTGAACAGGTTGCTTCACTATGACATTCCCCACGAACTTGTCGTACTGTTCCGGTGTGTCGAAATCCTCCGTGCCGTCGTTGATCTCTGTGAAATACCTTGTTGGTGAATACTGAAACCGAGGAAGCCGAATCGTCTTCCCCTGTACCTTCCCCCCTTCCATGTACCTGTGTAGCGTCTGCCCAATAGCACGGTAGATCATCTTGCCCTCTATCATCTGCCGTAATTCCCTTGCCTTCTCTATGACCAGGTCGTTGACCTTGATAGCGTATATCTCCGTGTTGGTTTTCAACTTCGACTTTTCATACCGCCCAAAAAACCAGAACTCATGGTTGTCTTTCAAGATCGTATCGATGGCCTTCTCGGTGTAGTAGCAATCACCATACAACCATATACCCGGTGCTAACTCACGAGACGCATAGATTCTATCTATTCCATGAATGTTATCTTCGGGCACGTACTCCTTCACACCCAACTCCCCATACTGCCCCTTATGCTTGACAGTTACCCAAATGTCCGTAATACCACGCTCTTTGAGCAACCGTATTGTTCTCAATAGAATAGGCTCCCCATTCACGGGAGCCAACTGTTTGGGGGCACCCAAATGATTCCCCCACCTTGTACCTCCCCCTGCAGCCATAATGACTACACGCTTATAGGGCGCAACCGTAACAGCCTGTGTCACCTCGACTGGATGCCTAATCCTTCTCACCGCGTTTCTACTTCCTTCGCGGAGGTCTCTACTAACTTCCCCTTAATCTTCTTCCACCGCTTCTTTACTTCCTTCTTAATCTTGTCCATATTTTTAGGGGGCGGGAGTTACCCCGCCCCCTCTCCTCTCTAGCTCTCGTAGTCGTCCAACTGCAAGAACGGGGACACATCGTACCCGTTGAAGTCGAACGNGCTGTTCGGCCAAGGATTGCCGTCCACATTCCACGTTATCTTTATCACCGTCTTGTTGTGGTCGTAGTAGTCTCCACTCGACAGTGCATCGACGAACGGGCCTGAGCCGTCTTTAATCAGGTAGTATTTCAGGTCAACGAGCAACAGGTCTCCGGCAGTTCCGAGCACGGGATTGCGGGTCGTCATTACGACGGGGTATCCTAGCATTGTGCCAGGCGCGCCTTCCCTTGCATTAGGCTGCCAGATGTAGTGTCCAGCGGGGTCTTGAATCGTCATCAAGGCTGGCGTGCAACCCTGATGTGCAATCCAGACGTAGCTTCCACCCATCAGCTTCTGCGCGTACATATTAGTGATGTCAGCATAAGTAATACTGCCAGCAACAGCACGCGGAACCTGAATAACCGACGCATGACCTATAAGGCCGGTCGGCTGCCCTACACCAGTACCGTTCAGGAATGCGGCTTCCTCGAACTCGATGATGGCACTCCTCAGTAGGTCTCTGGCTAGGGGGTCCCAAACCCTGGTATTGCGTAGCAGTTTGTCGGTTACGACTATCCTGCCAGCACACTCGTTGGGCTTGAGTGTCTTCAGGCGGAACTTGGGCTTGGACGCAGGCTTTAGCTCGCCCTCGTCTATCCATGCCACCTGTACCCCACCTAGGATACCAAACTGGCCCTGGTCTAACACGGGGAGTTCAACCTGTCCGTCAGGCGGAAAGCCTGCGGGAAGTACCCTTGCACGTGGCCGGAAGATGGCGGATTCAGGATCAACCTTCAGCAGCTCCTCGATAAACCTGTCGGGAACCAGATATCCACCCTGTTGGTCAGAGTGATCCATGTTCGCGACTGGTGTCTGTTGGCCACCCTCGTATTCATAGTGCGGGTCGTACGGCGTATCTCCGTTATACCGCTTGGCTAACCGGGGATCGCTAGGATTGAAGCGAATCGCGCACACCATTTCGGTCAGTGAGCGAAACTCTCCATACTTCTTCTCCCGGTCATCCACCTCTTCCTTCTGCTCAAGTTTCAGTTCGTGCCTTTGCAAGTCCTCTTCCCGGCGAAAGGCGTCGTCGGCCTTCTCAACTTCAGCCATGCGCCGATCATACTCCTGAGTTTCCTCGGGAGTCATTGCGCGGCCTTCTTGTTCAATCTTGTTGAGAAACTCACGAACGCCCTTCACCATCTCGTCTCTGGACTTTCGCATTTCAATTAGATTCTTCATGTTCGTTACCTCCTATTAGATTCGTATAGTCGAAGCCTTTTCTTCTTTATATCCAGACTATCAACACGCCCCGGTAGCTCCTCCGGCACGCCCTGAACATCCAAATCGGAAGTCTTCAACTTATCGACCTCTTCTGAAATGACCTCCCGTATTCTCGAAAGGTCACTGTCAGCCATTCGTACCTTCACATCAGTATCAGGATAGGCAGGGTACGTCACAGGACTCACGTCGTATAACTCATCACATCCGCCGCTTAATAGAGTCCTTATTCTCACCCCGTCCTCCTCATCCCATTTCTCGCCCTTCTCTGATACCGTGAAGGCAAAGCTAGATTGGGTTACATCTCCCCTTTTAATCGTCTCTAAGTATCCGCCCGCCCATGACGGCGGGGTTATGGTGTAGGACAAGCCATTGTCGTCCTCTTCCAAAACAAGAGTCTTCGCGGATTTCCTGCCGAGAATGATGTCCGAGTTGTGGTTCCACAGGGCCGCAGTGTTTGACCGCTTAATCGCCTTCCTGAAGAAGCCTGGTTCTATGATCTCCACAAACCCGCCCAAATCCTCAGACGGCTTCCCGAACACAGCGGCATGACCTCTTATCGCGGGGTCTTCGTCAGAACGAACCTCAACGCAGGTGTCGAAGACTCTGTACTCAACCTTACCGGGCTTACTATGCTCACCGTTCCATCTAGCGTGGCATACAGCTAGCCTCTGGTCGTTGTCGGGAAACTCCTCTTTCATGGCATCGTTATCCATACATCTCTCGATCCATTCTGGTTTCTTCTCGTTTTCATTCGGCTTGGGTAGCGGCATATTACCTCCTTATTCCGGCTCGATTTGGCACTGGCAACCCCTGTGTAGAGGCGGCTGCATCGCCGGTCTTCTTATATTCATGTTCTTCTCGCCTTCAGCAAAGACGGTTTCACCGACGAAATCCTGGTTGACCCCTACCTTCTTGCCGTCCAATTCCTCGCAATAAGGGCAGGAATCCCCCGATGTGTTTCTCCAGATCAAAGACATAACCCCCGCTCCGGCGGCCAACGTCAGGCAGATAGCATTAGATAACTGAACGGTCTCGTTCATTCCTATCTTGGAAGGCCGCTTCTCTTCCCATTCCTGTAACCTGGTTTCTATCAAATCTTCAAACTCGTCCTCTTCCAATAGGGCCTCAATTTGACCTTGCGACGATGAGGTATGTCTTACCGCATACGCAGTTAAATACTCATTGATAAACGAACGAATGTCGGCGGTTGATTCGCGTTTCAACTGCTCCTTGACTAAAGGCTCTATCGCCTCGGCTAGAGATTGGCTTGCAGCTAACATCTGCTTCTGAATGAAGTCGGGGAAGTCGCGGTAGAAATCCTCCAACCAGTCTCTGAACAGAGTCACATTCCGCTCTCCTAGATGCTTCTTGAGAGCCTTGCGAACGTTCGACACTTCCCTTTCAACAACCCTCCTCCCGGCCTCTTCAAAGACCCTCCTGTAAGAACGCGCCACTAGAAAACGATTCTTCGTTAGGTTCCTCGCCTCCGACCTCTCTTCGATGGTACTCGATTGGGGTACTTGCTTCCCCATGTCGGGTAACATTGGCGGCTCAGTCAGCCAGTCCGCGGGCTGCATATTCATGGGAACCAAATACATATCCCCCTGCTCGTCCGGCAGTGGATTCATGTTCTCCAAATCCCTGACATCGTTCGCTGACATCCATCCCCAGTTTCTGGCAATCTGGTATGATTGGTAACGCTCAATCGTCTTCCCTCTTAACGCACCCTCTAAAAGAAACTCCACAAAGTACGGGCTATCCGAGAACAGTTTGCGGTTTAACTCCTGCTCAAAGTTGACAATCCACGGCTGCATTGTATGAGTGACGAACGATATAGCCTGCTCTTCGATGTTTGAGAATGTAGCTCTGTCTAAGTCGGCCACCATGTGGGGAGGCACGCCAAATATCCGGCAAATTTCCAGAACTTGAAACTGTCGCGTCTCTAAGAACTGAGATTGATCCGGCGGGATGGTTAGCTTGTCAAACTTCATCCCCTCTTCCAGGAGCATCAATCTGTGAGCCTTCCCCAGTCCAGCATACTTCTCTTTCAGGGATTGGCTTAACCTTTTATACGCCTCGTCGGATAATTCAGCCGGATGCTCGATAACCCCGGCGACGTTAGTACCTTCCCCGAAATACGTCGCACCGAATTCCTCCGCTGCCAAACTCAATCCAATAGCTTCCCGGGCGTGAATAATAGGGGCTAACCCTGTGAATCCGTTGGTAGATAACCCCTTGAAGTGCAGCACCTGCCAGTCAGCGAGCTTCTTCGTCGTGCCATCAGGCAGGCTGATCTCGTATCGCAATCCAATCTTATTAGGCGAAATATCGACCTTCACCTTCCAGGGCGGTATCTGCCATAGAGCTACAGGCTCGTTCCCTTTGTATTGAATCTCGGCATACGAGTCACCATACAGACATAGGTGTGTCATCGCTGTAGATCGGAAGACATACGACGTTTGAATAGGATTAGGCTCGTTATGTAATAGCCGATAGAGGGGAGCCTGAGGCGCACGTTCCTTGCCCTTCTCTAACCTCTTGTACACCACTAATGGGTAAGAGGCTAACTGGGACGATAAGACGCGAATACACGCCCACACAGCACTAGACTGCATGGCGGTGATTGTATTAACAGTCGCCCCCGACTTGGCCTCTCGGCCTCTATAGACACGGTTGTAGAGACTGTCGTCGTCTAGTGTGTACTGTCGTTTCTCCCTGTTGATTGTCAATACTCTATTTGTGAAAGGGATTTTCATATCATTTTGCCCCCTTAGGACTTGACAAGGTGTTTGCACTGTGTTATTATCATATCAGGAGGTGAGCATGGAATTGAAATCATACATACGATACCGCAGCGAGTGCGGATTGGCTGTGAAAGAGCCAGAGCTTGTTGCCTCATTAGGCACCCAGGGGATCACTAGCGAAATAGAGCGGCTCGCTGTATT